TCCAGCCTGTTCCAGCCGGGAGAGGCACTGACGGACAGTGTTGATATCAGCAATGTCTACGAAATCAGATGCAACGAAAACAGCCTCGTGGGGCGCATTATTGATGATGGTTGCAATTCTTTGGTACTGTGATTCCATTTCAGCACCTCCTTTGTAATGAAAATTATACAGTTTTCATTACAAAATTGCAAGAGGAAAAATGGAGAAATTTGCGGATGCGCTACATTTTACTTGGATTTGCGTTTTTTCTTGCGCCGCCCGGAATGTCCGGAAGACTTGGCGTGTGCTTTTCCAGCGGCACTACGTGCGCTCTTTGCTTCGCTTAGGTACATAACTGCGATAAGGGCAGCATTTTCTTCCGAGGACAACTCCGGATCGTAGTTTTCCTCAACATACTCTCGTACTTCCGCCTTCTTGCTCTTAGATAGATCTGCTTCACATGCTGCGTGCACAGCCTGAGTGATCTGTAAAATAACAGCCTCATCATCGCGTGCATCATAATCTTCTTCGAATACAAATGCCATTTGGCAGGCACAAGCATAAATGGACTTTCCACAAACGGGACACTGCTCAACATCGCAGCAGGAATGGTGATACCGGCCAGGGAGTGCACCGCAATCAGGGCAGAAAGGTAAATCCTTTGGAGATTTCTCCGAACCAAAAGGAATCCGCTTATAGTATTTGCCCTCAATCTCTACTGTGGTACAGGCACAACCATAATAATTATCGCCGGATCCTCCGCAGTAAGAACAAATGACACGTTTTGAGGGATCATCAGCGTCATCACCTTCGCTGATTCTTGCTGTAAGCTGAGGGTGCGGATCTTGCATACTCCGCCATAATTCCACTCTGTTTTGACTGCCAACATCCACGACTTCGAGTTCAATCCCCATGGACTGCAGGTCAATCATCATGGTACGGGTAGTATCTAAAGATTTGCCCAGCCGGCTTAGTGTTGTGGGAATTAGCTGAACCACTTCATACGCGATACCGAGGTGCTCACGGATGTACTCTTCCAAGCGGTCAAGCTGATCTCCATCAAGCGTCTTCTTGGTTTCAAAGTAATCGATCAATTCGTAGCCTTGCTTTTCGCAATACTGCTTGATGAGGGTTCTCTGATTCTCCATCGATGTGGCTTTACCCCGGGAATCTCTTACATAACCAATAGCTTTTTGTTTGCTCATTATATCCTCCTTTTAGTGACAGGGTTTGCATTCCTTCTGCAAACGCGCATATACGGTACAATTCATCACGACAAGCTCGTCTTTATTAAACTTCTGCAAATAGATCGGCTCGTCCGCCTTATCGCAGGCTGCTATCGTTTGGCCTATGCCTTTCAATAGAGAGATCGGCATTCTAAGGGGACGGTATGCAACATACACATGCCCCTTGGGTAATTTCATTGCGTCCTTGAACTGGTGATCGAATGTAGCAACATCCATGATCACCAGTACGGGGTTGCCACATGCCTGCACGAGAACAGGGCATGCGGCTTCCCGACACTTCTGCAGGACAAGCTTGGTATCTTTCAGCAGTGAGCTGAGCATAGTTACTTTCATTCGACCCAATCCTTTCTGTAAGAAGCGATTTATCCTGCGGCTTCCTGTACGGGAGCCAAATCTTGCTTGAGCAGTTCAGAGACTTCGTCGGAGAAGTTCCAAATGATCTTCATTCTTCCGTCCGGATAGATGCAGATTCGTTCCACCAGTTCCTTGAGGATGTCAGGGTCAAGCATGTCGATCTCCTGATAATCGATCAAGGGCTTGCTGCTGGCAATATGGTGGGCGTCCATCTTCAGTTGCTCCGTAAGGTTAGCCAATTTTGCTTCTGCAAAATTCAGCTGAGCCGTAACGGACTGCTCCCTTGTGGCATAAGAAGCCTTGATGGAAAGGAATTCCTCTTTGGTAATCGTTTTGGCAACATACTTTTCGTAGGCATCCATCTTCTCTGCGTAGATCTTGTCCAGTTCTTTACGCAGCGAGCGGCATTCCGCCTGCACGACTTCCTCTGTAGTTTTGGTGAAGCGACTATTGACGCGCAGTCGCTTAACCTTGGCGTCCAGCAACTTACTTTGGGTCTGGATAGCCCTGAGCACAATACCGGACAGCTTTTCGTCATTGAAGCGTACATCCTTGCACGCAGCTGTAGGATCGTATCTGTGGGTCGTACAACGCCACTCCTTATTCTGCACCTTGCCGCGTATCAAACGGTTGCCACAGCAGCCGCAGACCAGCAGCGAAGTGAACAGATACGGTTGCCTGTTGGGATCCATCGTTCTGGGTGCATACTTTTTCTGTGCGTTTCGTGCCTGGAAGAACAGTTCTCTGGACACGATTGCCTCATGGGTGTTGGGAATAACGATCTGCTGATCTTCCGGGATAGCCTTCGTGCGGTCACTACCAACCCGGACCACATGAGACTTAAACGGTACGGTGTCTCCGGTGTATATCCGGTTCAGCAGAATATTACGGACAGACTCATAGGTCCAGACTGACTTGGTCTTGTACTTGCCGCGTATGGCCGCAAGGTATACGGAGGGCGTTAAAGCACCCTCTGCATTCAGCCGTTTGGCTATATCCGAACAAGATTCGCCGGTACTGGCCCAAAGAAAGATCTTCTTTACAATGATGGCAGCAGTCTCATCAATAACGATGGTGTTTCTTTTCGGTCCCTTCTTATAGCCATAGGGAGCGGTGCCATACACAAACTCACCGTTCAGTTTCTTGATATCGACGGCGCTCTTGATCTTCTTGGAGATATCCCTGCTATACATCTGGTTGATCAGATTCCGGATAGCAAGCTCCAAGCCACCGGTAGACTCTCCAACCGCATCACTGTCAAACTGATCGTTGATAGAAATGAAGCGAACGCCGTAAGTGGGAAAGACAAATTCCAGGTAGTGACCTGCTTCCAGATAGTTTCTTGAGAAACGGGACAGATCTCTAACTATAACAGAGCGCACTCGCCCTTGTTCCACCAATTTGATCAGGCGGGACATACCCGGTCGGTGCATAGAGGTGCCGGAATAACCATCGTCCACGATCTCTTCAAAGGAATCCGGATCCATATGGTGTTCCCGGAGATAGCGGTGAATGCAGGTCCTCTGTGAACTGATACTGCAGCTTTCTTCCTCAGTTCCGCTTGCAACATCTCCATCCTCTTTTGACAAGCGGAGGTAGATAATATCGATCAGATCATACAGCATGACGGATCCCCTCCATCCGCTGTTTCAGGCTCTCCAGATGGCTGTAAGGGTTTGCATATCGAAGCACCACACGGATGTTACTGCCGTCCATGATTTCAACACGGTCGATCAGCAGTTCAACCAGTTCTCGTGTGATCTCCGGAAGCTCACAGTACTGGTACAGAGCATTGACCCATTGCTTGGATGCAGCAACGGTAGCAGGCACGGCATTCATATCTTCCATAGCGTGCTGCTCTTCCTCCAGTGCCACATCCAGTCTGTCCTCATAGCGTTTCTTGGTGTATTCGTAGGTACCGCGATCAATGATGCGGTTTGTCAGATCGATTAGGAGTTGATCCAATTGTTCCTGGATCTTTTTCCGATTATTCACCGCTGCACGATATCGTTCCTTCGCTTGCCGGATATACTCGTTTGTACTGGGCCGGTTCTGGAGCGCAGTAAGCATTGCGCTTACATCAACAGCAACCATAACCTGCTGGTTCAAGAGATTCCGGATACTGTCCATAATGATCTCTTGGCGGACATAGTGGCAACTGCACCGTGTTTTATTGGAGTAATGATAATTGTTGCAGTCATAAAACAGCCAAGCAGGAAGATTGGCTCCGGGGCGTCCTGTGGCCTTTCTGGCAGACATATTACTGCCGCAGTGGCCACAAACGATCTTGTCCCGAAATAGGTCCCGGTAATCCAAAGCAGGTGCTTCGTTCTGCTTAAAGCTCTTACGACGCTCCTGTGCTTCCTCCGATACTGCCTGTGCTTTGTCATACAGCTCCTGCGTGATGATCGCAGGATGCGCGTTCTCGATGATGATCCATTCATCAGAACTGCGTCTGGTTTTCTCGTCACCGTACTTATCACCTTTAATGCGGCCGTGCACCCGATGTCCCAAATAGACCTGATCACTGAGGAGTTTTCGAACAGTTCCACGAATCCAACACGCATTCTCGAAGCGCTTGTCTTTGGAGATGCCACGGTCATAGCGGTGTTTACCTGGGCAGATAACACCTTCCCGGTTCAGTATCGTACAGATATTATTCAGATTCATTCCCTCCGCTCGCATTTCAAAGATTCTGCGGACAATGGGTGCAGCTACCGGATCTACGTCATAGGTTTCCTGCTCCGGGTTGCGAATGTAACCGAAAGGAATGCTTCCGGCCGGAGGAATAAAGTTGCCTTTTTCAATCTTGGCGTTGATACCGGACCGGATCTTCTTTGCGATATCTTTGACATAGTAGTCATTCAGAACCATCTTCAAGGGCATCATCAAGGCAGCATTATCCGCGTTGGGATCTGCGCTGTCATAATTGTCATTGATACAGATCAAACGAACGCCCATTTCAGGGAGGATCCGTTCTACAAACTCAGAGGTTTGCAAGAAATGGCGGCCAAAACGCGAAATGTCCTTTACGATGATGCAGTTGATCCTACCGCTGCGGACATCCTGCATAAGGCGCTTGAAATCCGGTCGATTGTAGTTCATTCCGGTATAGCCATTATCTGAGTAGGTATCTACCAGTTTGATCTCCGGGTGCTCGTCCAAATAGTGAAGACCAATTTTCTTCTGGTTACCCAGAGAGTTCGTGGTCTCATCGTCACCGTCTTCTACAGAAATACGGGTATACATACCCGCCATGACAATATCCAGTTCTTCCAAAATGGGGTCGATAACAGAAACATATCTGCTTTTTCTAGCCATTTAGCTCACCTCCCTTTGCTGACGCTGAAGGATGCCGGCGTAGAAGTCGATATCATTTCGGTAGTTAAAGTCGATCTTGACCCGTTTGTCCGCATAGACATAGATTTTATCGACAAGGGTAAAGACGACCTCACGAGTAAGATCCTCAAGACCTTGAAACTTGATGAACTGCTTGACCCAGCCGTTATCCTGACGGGCATTGTTTGCTGCCTCATCCCGGTTGGCAGCCAATTCATTGATTGCCTTCTGCGCCTCCTCAATCTTACTGCCGTAGATCTGTTTCATGCGATTGTACTCTGTCCGATCCAGGATACCGTCCCGGAGGGATTCGTACAGACTCATTTGGCTTTCTTCATACTTTTCCAGCTCATCCCGCTTTTGCGCGATTATGCTGTCCAAGCGACGCACTCTTGCGTGCCATACATCGGTGGTACCTAATTCCGTAAGGAATTTTTCCATCTCCACGATAACATTGACCTGACTTCCAATGGCTCTGAGGACAATACCGTCCATAGTTTCGCACTCAATGCTATGTGAAGAGCAGCCATTGCCGTTTTTATAGGTGGAGCACACATAGTAATGATATTTCTTGTCGCCTTTGGTGACCGTCCTGCGGCTCATAGGCTTTCCGCAATCAGGGCAGAACAGAACGCCGGACAGCGGATACACACTGGAAGCCTTCGGAGCTGACCGGGTGTCCCGCTTCATCATTCTCTGTACGGTGGCGAACACCAGAGGATCAATGATCGCAGGATGATTATCCTTGACAACAGACCACTCGTGTTCCGGCCGTACCCGCATCCGCTTCACCTTGAAGTTTGGTGTGCTGCGTTTGCCTTGTACCAGTGTCCCTGCATATATGGGATTGGTGAGGATGCGGATAACGGTTACCGCACTCCATTTGACTTGCTTTGCAGAACCGAAACCACTCTTGTAGTTGAGGCCTTTGCTTTTCTTGTACTCAGAGGGCGGAAGAATATGCTCATTGTTCAGATACTCTGCGATTGCAGAGGGGCTGTATCCTTTTACCTGCAAAGAAAAAATGCCTTTTACAACCTCGGCTGCGAACTCATCGACGATCAGCTTGTGCTTGTCGTCGGGAGATTTGCAGTACCCGTAGCTTGCAAAGGCACCTAAAAACTCTCCGTTGCCGCGCTGTATCTGGAACTGATTTCTCAGCTTCTTAGACAGCTCCCGGCAATAGGACTCATTCATTATATTTTTGATTGGAACAATCAGATCGTCCCCGGCATTGGTCTTTATGCTGTCAACATCATCGTTGATGGCAATAAACCGAACACCCCAATCAGGGAACTTCTGTTCAAGATAGTCGCCAACAGAGATATACTCTCTGCCAAGTCGGGACAAGTCTTTGACGATAACACAGTTGGCTTTTCCCGATTTGATAGCATCCAAAACCTCTTCAAAACCAGGGCGATCAAAATTCGTTCCGGTATAACCGTCGTCATAGGCTTCTGCCACCAGAACGATATTAGGATGCCGGTCAAGAAAGCACTGGATCAGTTTGCGCTGGTTGGCAATACTGTCACTTTCTGATGCCTTCTTGTTCTTATGGGCTTTGGACAGTCGATAATATGCAATCGCTCTATACTCTTGCAATGCTTCCATTGAAAGAGTAGCGTAAGGTATATTTGACATCCCAGAAACCTCCAGTGAAAAAATCCAATGGATAAACCTAATATGGTTCTGGAAGCCAAATCCCTGTGCGACAGACCTCTTTGTCACACAATGACCTCGCTCTTATATTATTAAACAAATAATCGAAAAAGTCAATGAGGATTTGGCATCTTCCATCACTTTCCAGCGGTTTGATCCATACTGCTTGCGTATGCGGATAGCCGATCCTGCAAGCTGATATCGGTATCTGCATATCCAACTTCTACAATGACCCCATTATCGAGGTAACGATAGGGGTTTCCAATCTGCTCGACAAAGGCTTTTACTCTGGCAGAGCATGGCTGCGTGGTGTCGATTACGACATTTCGGATATCCCGCAGCTCACCGTTGTCGGATGCGCTATAATTTCCTTTCATAGCGTTAACTCCTTTATTTGGATAAGGAAAGTATTTCCTTTTGCGTGCCAAGTTATACTGAATTAAGCAATGCCAGCCGGCGCCTGTGGCGAACAGGTCCATAGAAATCTCATCTCCCCGCCTTCCTTATGGCCGGGCCGCGAATTACGGAAGTACCATTGTTGCTCTGCTGGATCCTCGCGTTATGCAGGTGCCACCCGCATATCAGTGCTCCTGTCTCTGTTAGGCATCAGATGGATAGCCGCTCCCCAGCAAAGGGATGTACCGGACTGGTCACTATGAACTTGTCAAGGTACAAGGCATGAGGAGCCTTTCAATAAACAAACACGGTTTCAAAAGTCGCAAACCTGTCACTTTCAAGAAAAAATTTTTCAAAAAAAGCCAAAATAAACGAATTGCCCCTGGAATGATCCAGGGGCAATCAGCTTACAAGGTGAACTTATGGATGTTTAGGGCGATATGTATCTGAAGATATTGGTGCAGCTCCGGGTTAAATACACCGTTGACATGGGCGTACTTGCGTATCATTGGGGCGTATAGCTCAAGTAACAGTTCCAAGTCTCTATGGCTTCCTGCGACTGCTCCTTGCAGGACGTTACGGAACTCGTTCTTATTCATAGTCACCAACTCCCGGTTTGGATAGTTGTTCCCTTAACCGTTTTAAGGCACGGGATTTTTGCAGATGCACATAGTTGACGGAGCAATGCAGGATCTCAGAGATCTCCGCAGGATCCCTCATTTCAACAAACAGTAACCGAAGAACCTCCCTTCGCATCAACGGAAGCTCCGCAAATGCCTGCGCCAGGCGGGTCTCCTCAAATTCAAAGTCTGTTCTACTGCGCTCCACTACTGTAAAATGGTCAACAGGGTCCGGTATCAAGTCCACCGGAATCGCTTCTAATGACAGGTCATCATGTTGCTGCTGTTCCGGAAGGGCGAAGAAGTCAGCTCTGGCCCGAATCAGCGTTGTGTTGAGCCAATTCGTGAATTCTCCACGGAGCTGGTCTGTTTCTCGGTCGTGTAAGGGCTTGTTTTTGTTTACCATGGTAATTCCTCCAATTCAATCTGATGTTTCAAATTGAATTGGGCGGGAGGTCCACGGCATCGAATTCTGTCGAAAAGTAAAACGCACAGTGTTAGACTAATACAACACTGTGCGATAAAAATGCATATAAAGGGCCACCACTTCGGTTTGTCCTTATTTTGACCTACGCGAAGAGTTGTGCCGTTTGTTCTATTTTGTGCCTGGTGTAGGCGCTTAGTGAGTCACCTCAGCACTTAAGAATAATCCATTTCTATAACCTTCCTTCATTTCATTACCTACTCCAATTTTACTATAAATCTGTGAACGGAAAAACGAGGCGTGCCTCACATATGTCGCATCCACAGTTTATTTATAGAAAAAAGGCAGAGAGAAATCTCACGAAAGGTGTCGAAGCAATACAAAAAATAAGTCTTTCAACTGAAACACTGTTTCCTAAATATATATTTATGTCAGATGATACCGTTTTTGTGACAACACCCCCAGGCTCCAACTTTGGAACCCGGGGGTGCTGTAAGGTATGTTTTATGAGAAGCAATCCAGATCGCTCAGCATATCGAGGATATCGCTGCTGACTTGCTTGGTGCTCTCTGGAGTATCCCCGGTCTGTGGCTGGACTGGGACTCCAGAGCCGAGGCGTTCTTCAATCAACTGACGGATCGTTTCCTTCAGCTGATCAGGTGGCAGTGTGCTGAGCCGGTACTGAATGACCGCCTTGCCGGACAGTAATTCCGGATGCCTGTCGAGATATTCATTGAGGGCAGCAACGATTACCGGACTTTTCTTATTGCCCATATTCTCCAGGAGCTCACCGGCTCGCTGCTCTTCTACGGATTCCATACCAAACTGGAGGGTGTAACGGTATTTTCCATCCTTGATCATCGTTACTCACCCCAGCTTTCCTTATGCTCTCTGCAGAGAGAGCTGGCCTTCTGCCATAGCGTGGTAACCAATGGCGTTGGCATTGACACTCTCTACGAAGGTTGCGGATGCCACCAGAGGAGACTTCTCCAGGTAATCCCGGAACAGTGCGCTGCCACCGCCGATGAACACAGCAGGATTAGAGCGTAGATCTACCTTCAGTTCCCGGAGCTGGTTCAGAATGTTCTTGGCGTGCTGTTCTGCAGACTTGCGGATGGTGTCTTTGACCTCCTCCGGGAGGATGGTTTCCTTGCCTGCTAAGACTGCACTGATGTGCTCATCCTCGATCTGCATATCGTGCAGGGCGCCCACCCGGCGGATGATGTCATTATTCATAGTGATCACACCGGTCTCCAGACTGCGGCAGAACTGCATATCCGGCTTGCCCTGACGCAGGAGAAGTACATCAGTGGTATAGCCGCCGATATCCACCAGGAACAACCGCAGGTGGTGCTTCAGCTGACTCTTCTGCGGTGCGATGGCAGCGAAAGCCTGAGGATAGACAAATACGTCACGGATCATGATGGTGATGGGCTTGTCGTTGTAGGTGAACTGGACGGATTGGTTGCGCTTGAAGTAGTCCCGGAACTTATCCTTCAGCAAGCCGTAATGTTCCGGGGGCAGGCCCACAGCCAGATCAATTTTCTCTGCAGAAGGCAGAGGACCGGCAAAGGCCAGCTCCTTGGCGATAGCAAATAGGGTCAGAATGAAGAAGCTTTCATCCCGGGTCTTATCCCTGCGGTAAGGAAGCCGCTGGCCGGACAAGGTCCAGAACTCCCCGTTGTACTCCAGCACTTCGTCTGCCATGGGCGGCCGTACCGAGTGCTGCGCCAAACCGGACACGAAGTTGAAGTGGACGCTCTTACAAGCATGGTTCCCGTGGTCAATCGCGATTAACATAGTGAATTCCTCCTAAATAATGTTTCTGTTGTATTACACCGTCCAAAATGAGTATTTGCAACGGTTATACTTTTAATTTTTCAAAATGCGTACAAAAAAAGAGTGGAAACCGTATCGCACGGTTCCACCCTTTCTTAGATGTCATAATGTTCCTTGCTTGCGGCAGTGCCAGACATAATCGTCCAGGCCCTTGAATTGGGGATCCCAAAGATAGGTTCCGTACTCGATACCGACTCCCGCCAGAATATTTGCCAGGTTGTAATAGCCATCCCGGACATGCGGATTCTTCAGATAGTCCATATCAAAGCAGGTCATGATCTTGGTCGTTCCCCGGGATTGCAGATACTCCAGTGTACTCTGCAGGTGCTTCAGCGAGTTCACACCGGGAACCGCAACAACGGTAAGCCCCGTAATGTGGTTGATCACATCTGCTTTGAGGGGCCCTTCTGTCAGCAACACTGTCTGTGTAGGCTCGCCTTTCAGATGAGTCCACCCCTCAGCCTTGCAGCCATCCTGCTTGCCAATGCTGGAGATCCACCGGAACTTGCCCTTTTTGACATTGTCAAGCCGGATCTGTAGTCCCTGGATCTTCCCATCCTGGTCTCTTGCCGGAATCAGAATGCCGCGCCGTTCGTGAATGAACGTCCATGCTCCTTCCTTTGTATGATAGAAGCCGGGAACACCACCCAGATAATAACCTTCTGACTGAAGCTGCTTTGCAAGTGCAGAAAAGCCTACAACAGGCATTGTCTTGTAGCCGTAGTCCCGAATCAATTCCTCCGTCAATCCTCTGGAAAGAAGATTCTCCCGGTGATCGGATGCCAGTGAGAGCTTGCCCAGCAAGGCCGCATAGGTTTCGTGCCTTGCGTCAATATCAGTCAAGGGCAATTCGATATCCTGCAAAATGGGCCTTTGGATCGTTCGCCGTTCCTGCTTATGATTGCTGCCTTCATAGGTTGAGCCGCTATCCTTCAGACCGAGCTTTTCCATCAGCACTTCACGGGCCAGCTTTCGATCCACGCCGGAATAATAGGAATACAGATCAAACACACCACCGCTGAAATGACACCGGGGACAACAGAACACATCCTTATTTAGGTTGATATTCAAATGCTTTTTCCTGGGGTTATCATCACAGCAAGGGCAACTGATATTGTAAACGGGTCTTCCATTGGGGGGACCGGGGATGCCGATCAGAGGGATAATATCGGTTATATGAATTTCGACCATGCAGCCTCCTTTCCGGGGGATGCGATGTGCATCCCCCTAATTGACAAGCAGCTTATGCAGTTGCCTGCGCCATAGAGTAGGAACAGATGAACTCTGCTGCAGCTTTGATGGTTTCATCGCCGCTGAACTTGGTTGCCAACCAGTTGATCGCCCTGGGTTCCATCGTCAGGATCTCACCCAGAGTCTTACCGTTGTGCTTTTTGATGGGACTGATGATCGAGCAAGCCTGCTCAAAACGCTGTTCCGGCGTCAGCTCCACGACTTCGGGTTCAGGTTCCGGGGCTGGCGGAGCGGCAGGTGCCGGAGGCACTCCGGTTTGGGTTTCATCTTCCTTGCCGGAAGGAACCACAGGCGGTACCGCCGGCGGAGTGATATGTGCGCCTGCACCCAGCTCATCGGGCACATCGCTTTCAAAATCATCACCGGCAGCACCAAACTGAAGGCCAAAGCCGGCATTGCGCAGCGCAATTCCCACAGCGGCCGTCTGCGCCCATTCCCGGGGAGAAACGGTAGGCTTCAGCGGATCATACTTCCGGGAGGCGGTAGCCTCAGCAAGATAGCAATCCACCGGATCTTTATAACTGACATACACCCGGGCAGCGGCAACGAAGTAATCCTTCACTGCCTCCACACTGATAGCGATCTTGCCTTCCGGATAGCGAAGCCGGAACCAGGCCAGCTGCGCCATAACGGGCAGGCGCTTCCGCTTCTCCTGTGTGGTCAGATCCATATACTCCACTGCCAAAGGGGTAGGGTCAAAACCCTCCACCTTATGGATGGTACTGAGAATAGCGGTCATAGAATTGGGAACACTGTTCTGACTCATATCGCTACCTCCCATCAAAACGGAATGTAGGTGAAGCGGTACTGGAGCCATGCCGGCAGGATGGTATTGACCATCTTGGTTACCGCCGCGCGATATGCTTCAGGAGCAGCAGGTTTGAAGCTCTGAAACTGCTTGCGGAAGGAATTGACCACCGTCTGCAGATTTTCCAGTGCGGTTGCACGCTGCTTTCTGACCACATCATCTGCAGGAATACCGAATTGGCGTTCCTGAACCAGACAGGTAAAGAGGGCTTCCACGACCTGATAGTGATAGCTCATGACTTTCATATCGTTGGTCACTGGGGCGGTCTTCACGAAATTCATACAGCTTTCCAGAACGGAAATACGGTACAGAAGCTCCTGGTACCCCAAAAGCTGATCGACGGTCATAGTGCCATCTGCGATCTTAGCAGTCAGCTGCTGTTTCATCTGGTTATACTGTTCCAATGTAGTTGCCATAGTAATAATTCCTTTCTACTATAAGAAGTCTTGAATTCTCCGCGCAAGGCGGGTACCGCGTTGGTCTGCTTTGGTGTTCCGGATGGCCCGGCACAAAGCCTTACGTTCGCCTACAATAGCGAGGCGAAGTCTTGCACGCGTGATAGCTGTGTAAACAATGGCGCGAATCAGCATGATCGCGTGTGCGCATTGCAGGTTCATAATGACGGACTTGTACTGAGATCCTTGCGATTTGTGGATGGTGGAAGCGTATCCGAGATCCAGCATTTTCAGCTGATCGTTCTCGTATTCCATGATCCGGCCATCGCCAAAGTCGATCACTATAGTGGCATCATTCTCGTCGCCGGTGATCGTCTGGATGTACCCAATATCGCCATTGCTGACTTGATCGTAGTTCTTGATCTGCATCACCTTATCGCCCACACGGAAACGAAGCTCTCCGCAGACAGCCTCTGCTTTTCCAAGTGCCGGTGGATTCACCAATGCCTGCAGCCGTGCGTTCATCGCATCCACAGAGGTTTCGGTCTTATGGCGGAAGGGGGTCAGAAATGCCACACCATCCACGCCAAACTTACTAACCTCCTGCATATACAGGTTCTCAATGATATCGGCCGAGACGGTAAGGTCTGTAGAATCAAAGAACTGGAAGTCCGGTCCGTACTCCATACTCAGATTGCCGTGTTTAATGAGCCGCGCATTGGTAGCAATGCGGCTGCCGGCGCTCTGGCGGAAGACATGGTCCAGTCTGACGACGGGTACAACACCGCTGTTGATGATCTCCTTGAGAACACTGCCGGGTCCTACAGAAGGCAGCTGATCTGCATCGCCAATGATAACCAGTCTGGTTTTGGGCGATACTGCAGCAAAGAGCCTGTCTGCCAGGAAGGCATCCATCATGGAGACTTCATCAACCAGGATGAGATCAGCGTAGCAAATTCCGCCTTCGGTCAGCGTTCCGTCTTCCCGGGTCTGGATGCACAGAGCCTTATGGATCGTGGATGCGGGTAATCCGGAGGATTCCTTCATCCGTTGAGCAGCCTGTCCTGTAGGGGCACAGCATACAATATCGGCATCTGGGTATTTCGCCAGGTACAGATCCAACAGTGCCCGTTGGACGGCCGTCTTTCCGGTTCCGGGGCCGCCAGTAATGACCGAAAACTTGTTGTTTAGAGCCATTTTGATGGCATCTTTCTGTTCCGGGGCAAGCTTGATATTCAGCTTCCGTTCTTCACCGAGAATGGCCAGATCCAGGTGCTCGTAGGGTTCCACTTCTGCGTTCAGCATCTGATGGATGTTGAAGGCAATGTTGTTCTCTACGGTAGCAGAGCTGCTTCGGTAGACATATCCGTCATAGCACACCAGTCGGTTCTGCTGAACCAAGCTGAATGCTCTGCCTGCTGCCATATCTTCCGTGATTTCCGGTGTCTCCAGCAGTTTCAAGCATCTGCGGAGAAAATCGTGCTTCTCCAGACACATGTGGCCTTGTACTTCTGCATCCGCTAAGGTATACATGAGGGCTTCGTCCACTCGCTCCGGAGACACTGCAGGAAGTCCCAGACTCATTGCCAGTTTGTCGGCAGTCTTGAATGCAATGCCGGCCATCTCTACCAGACGGTAGGGGTGCTTGCGGACCACATCCAGGGTCTCGCTCCCATACTCACGGTAAATCTGAATGGCTCTTCGGGCAGTGACGCCATGAGGGGCCAGAAATGCGATCACATCCCGGGCACCTCTCGAGGCCAGATAGGAATCTCGGATCTTCTCCAGCTTCTTGGTGCTGATTCCTCGGATGGTCATCAACTTCTCCGGCTCATGATCAAGGATCTCCAGTGTATCCTGCCCAAATGCATCGTAGATCTTCTCTGCGATTTTTGGACCAACACCTTTGATCTGACCGGATGCCAGATAGCCGATAATACCTTCCTTGGAGTGAGAAATCACTTCCTCATACCCTTCAACTTCGAATTGCAATCCGTGACGAGGATGCTTGTTCCAGTGACCATTGAGCCGATAGCGGAGCTTCTCGGAGGTGGGAAGACAGTACCCGACCGCTTTGATCTGGCTGACCATTTCGCCTTCTGCATCCCTTACAACGCCGCAGGGACGGTAGACCGCGATCATATAGTCGACCGTTGAGATGTCGGCTGTTTTGGGGTAGATAAGTTTATCGAATTGACATAGCACTTGTTTGCTCCTTTCCTGCTTCAAGATGGACTCTTAGCGACAAGCACATGCCGAGTCTGGGGGACAAAGTATTCCTCCTCCACAACCTCATATGCATTCGCTAAATGAATCGCCTGACTGACGATAGAGTCAGCCAGGCTATCCAGCTCCTGTACAAGTTTCACCCGGTTCCGGAGTTCAGAAATGGACCATTCGTCATAGTCTTCATCCATATCCGTGCCCCGACCGGGAAATGTAACGGGTTGTTTCGGCGGTGTACTGTAATCCACCCGCGCAGATCTTCCGCAGGCACCGCAGATATTGCCGGTATCGGCTATACTGCGATAGTTTCGCTGCCCACAATGGGTACAGTAGGACAGATGCCCGGTAGAACGCAATTCCCCTTGATAGAGGACCAGGTATCCACCGCTTCTGCCATTGAAACCAGCCTGCCAGCGGTAGCCGTGGACGCGATTAAATTCTGCCAGCAAATCATTCCGGAAATCAAAAAACTCCTGGGTATCGAGCATATCGTAGAGCTTGCTTGTGATCTCGGAGGCCAAGCCTAAGCTGTGGACCTTCAGATTACAGGCATACGATGTTGCTTGATTCCAGGAGTTCATTGTTGGGTATCGGAAATGATCACGCAGAAAGCTTTCCATCTCTTGCCGGGAACGCAAATCTACCGGCACAGAGAACTTTCGCATTCTCAGCCACCTCCTTGTTGAGGTACCACCAGTTCTTTCCCTAGACCGAGAACGCTGTGTTCACGGTTCAATTCCACCAGTTTCTTCGATGCGCCGGTCTGGGTGACCAGCTTACGCACCTGCACATACAGGTCATCATCGAATACCTGGATGGGGATACCGAGCTTGGCAGCATGGGTGATCTCACCCTTCATGCCTTTGCTCAGTGTGGTACCGCATACGAGCAGAAGATCTGACCGTTCCAGCAGCTCCAGACCGAACCGAAGAGCCATGGCACGCTCGGTAGGGATCCCATCACAGACCAGCATTGGAAGATATGCGTGAGGAGCCCGGGCCAGGTATCCCATATGCTCGAAAGCATAGAGCATATACAGGCGGGCACGGCGCATATTGTCCAGCTGCTGTTCCAGATCAGGATCGCTGTAGGGCGAGCAGATATAGACCTTCTTTTGATGACGGTTGGGTTTCAAGAACTGCTGTTCCAGCTTCTGATCAAAGCCGTCGCAGCACATTTCATAGATAGTGTACATAGAGCTTCTCCTTCGTTAAATCGGCTGAACCGAGACTTTCACCTTGCGGCTGGTAGAAACATTGAGCACATCGGCATAGACACTGGGGTACTTTGCCTTCAGCGCATCGGAACTTGGCCGCTTGGTAGTTTTTGTTACGAAGTCGATGAGGAGCTTATCCTTAGTAGTCGTAAGAATACCATGTTCATGATCCTTCATCACTTCGGCAATCCGCACGGAGTGTGCTTCGATCTCCTTTTCATAACGTTTTCTGTCGGCATCACAATCCTTGATCTTTCCCTGCAGAATGGCGATCTGCCGCAGCGGATGCTCAAACTTGGGAGGGAATTCAATGGTTGGGAGGCCGGCTTGGCTGTTGCCATAGATCCTTGCAAGGGACTCCATAGCCAGTGTGGGTTTAACTCCGCTCATAGTGGGCGGTACATCGTGCTCAAGGCTCCAGATCCATTCGTCCAGGCGCTCAAAGATCATGTCTTCCTTTGCGGAATCACGTTCGATCTCCGGCATTGCCAGGTCGTTCTCCGGGTTGTTGCCCCAGATACAGGAAAAGGCACCGTGATGCACATCTGCAACTGCCAGGTAGAAGCGGAGTTGGAATTCATAGTACAAGGGAATGGCATCGTCTGCCCAGCTGTCTGCCTTGTGGTAGGTACAGCTCTTGCACTCTAAAATTCCGGGCTTACCGTCGATGTGCCGCTCGTATCTCCGGTCAAAATTGGCCAGTGCGTACGGGTGGTCTGCGTGCTGGTAAAGGCCTGTGTCCTCGTAGACATAGTTGCCGCTCTTCTTGCCGTACCAGTGCGCGGCGACGGGTTCCAGTAAGTGGCCCATCTCCAATTGGTCGGCATTGTCCTTCGGCTTCGGCTTCATACGACCCTTCTTGATCAACCATAACTCTAGCGGGGTCGTCCACGGTGAGACGCCAAAAATGGCTGCCACATCGCTACCGCCGATCGTGTACGGAATATCTCCTTTGGGGCCGTGCATTCTGCATTCCAACCACCGGTCATTACTCATACCGGCAGTGTCACACAGCAAGATGGGAGCTGCCATTACCAGCTCACCGCCTTCGCTAGATCGAAATCACTCCACTTGATAGACAAGGCTCTCGCCATGTTCTCTTCTACCACCAGCATCTTGGATTCCGGGGTGTGGTGTGTTTTCATCAGGTAAGGGATCTCCTGCATGGCCATGAAGATGTCATGGGCAGTTGCAGGGCCGCCGCCGTAGGCCATTTCGTACATTGCGATGGCTTCCAGAGACTCCTTCTTGGGCAGAGAGAGCTTCTTGCAGATCCGGGTCATTGCGTTGATCGGATACTCCAGCTGCACCTCCAGCAGTCCCTGCAGTTTTGCAACAGAGTCACAGAACTGCGCAAACAGCTGATCCAGTGCATCACCGAAGTCAGAAACCTTTTTCTGGTGCCGGTGGTCCACGGAAACACATCCGCCGATATGGATGGGGTGCGCAGTGCCCATAAGCAGAGCGGAGACCTTGGCAGAAGCCAGTCCGGTATCGGAAGTCATAAAGCGAATTCCGGGAACCAGTCTGGAGGCCATTGCCTTCTTACCATGAGCTTCCAATGTCTTGGTGTAGGTGCCCAACAGGTCTTCCTTTTGAGCCGGGAAGGTCCAACTGCCGCTGGTGAACGAGTGATCACGGTATCCGGACTCGAAGTGGTAACCCGGGAAACGGGATTCCATCTTCTGTTCCAGCGCAACCAACAGTTCATCCATAGGAAGTACAGAATAATCCTTCTCGTCGCCGGAATGGGCTGCAGAGACCTTTTCCTCCCGAATCAGCAGAAGAGCTTCATTGTTGTGCACAGCCAGGCAGGCATTGAGCACGCCGGCCAGCTCCTTACGGCTGAGTTTGGGAAGTGCTGTGCCGCCGATCTTTGCACGATCCAGCAGCGTCTTGTAGGCTGTCGAGCGCAGCGGATAGAGAACACCATCCACTTGCAATGCGAGGCCGAGGTTTTCAACAGTATCCGTGACCGCGTCCAGGGTGGTTCCAGTTGCGAATGCAGCAGGGTTACCGCACAAGGGCGAAGATCCATCCAAAGGCTCCACGTGCAGGTCTTTGACCTTACAGCGGTGCCAGTGGGTGCCGATACTCAGTGTTTGGTGATAGCTGAGCATGGACGGATAGTTGTCGAAGGTGGTTGCGTAGTTGTCGTGACAGGGTAACATTTTGCTTGCTCCTTTCGGTTTCGGCGGGGTCCGCCAGATATAACAAAAGCCAGCAGCCCCCGGACGACAGGAGACTACTGGCAAAT